TTAGAATGTGATTGTGCCGCTGGCAACCCAGCGATAAACCCGCCAGCCGCCAGTGACATAGGATTCGGGACTGCCCGTTGTGGATGTTGCCGGGGCTAGGTATGATGGGTAGCGGAGGACTATTACGCCTGAGCCGCCTGAACCGCCTTGTGCAAAAGCAGACGCGCTTATTCCACCACCGCCGCCGCCTGATCCAGTATTAGTAAAACCTGAACCCCCAGCGGAAACAATAGCTGATCCCGTTCCACCGTTTCCACCGCCCCCACTTAATCCCGCAACAGATGTTGCGCTGCCACCAGCAGCCCCCGCACCGCCCCATGCATACTGAATAGGGGAGCCAGAAATTGAAGAATTTAAGCCCAATCCACCATATCCGGATGGGCCACCCGCAACAGTAGAGCCACCCGCAGAACCTGCACCACCGCCACCACCTGCGCCATATGGCGACGAGGTAGTAATGCTTCCACCATCATTGCCCTGCCCCGCAGTTCCTGAAGCGCCAGCCCCAGCACCGCCACCGCCGCCAGCACCACCCCCAGACCCACCAGAAAACGGTGGCGAATTAGCAGTTTGATACCCACCGCCACCGCCGCCAGTAGAAGTGATTGTTGCACCGCCAGCAATGCTGGAATTACTACCACTTACGCCTCTGTAAAATGTACTGCCCCCTACCCCACCCGCGCCACCAGCACCAACAGTTACCGTAATACTTGAGCCAATAGTTACAGCAAAACCAGTTGCGGTAAGTAATCCACCAGCACCGCCACCGCCAGATGTTCCCCATCCTTGGTATCCACCCGCACCCCCACCCCCACCAGCCACGCACAGGTATTCCACCGTAGCCACGGGGAAATTTAGACCAGTGAGTCCAGCGGAGAGGATGCCGCCGATGCGTTTAAATGACATTATGTAATTGCTTCAAACGATGCAACATAAGTTAACGCACTAGCCGTTCCAGATATAACTCCAACAGATTGAAACTGCGTTACATAGAACGATGTAGTTTTGTCCACCACAATAACAGAAGCATTGGGGGGAACGCTGATCTGGTAAGCAATGTAGTATGCAGTACCGCTTGCATAAGTCGGGTTATTTGATATCGCTACCGAACAGTTTGCCGCTGTTGCGGTTGTATTAGACACAACAATGTTGTTGATCTTATTTACTGTCCCAGACGCAGGGGTTAGCCCCGTTAAAGACACAGAACCGCTAGTCGTTGGATCAGCATAAGTCCATGCAACGGATACTGAAGTAGCTCCCGGTAGCACATACGCTGTAGTGCCGTTAATTACCGTTACGCCAACAATATTGGGATTTGCCATGATTAGTCCTTAGAAACCGAAGATCATTGCCATTGCTATGGCTTTGCCTGTTGATGCCGCAGTGCTTGTGGCCCATGAGGGTGCGCTACCTGTCGTAGCTGTAAAAACCTGTCCAGTTGTACCGTTAGCAGTAGCTACTGGAACCGCCCCAGCACCGCCACCGTAAACCACACCGTACTGCGTTAGTGCCGCAGAAGATGCCAAAGTACCAGTCGCCGTGTAAGCAAGTATGCCACCAGAAGTTCCTGCCGTCAGACCCGTACCACCAGAAGCTACAGGAAGGGCTGCTCCAAGAGTCAGGGCTGTGAAGTAGTTTTGGGCAACGATTACATCTGTGCCGTTGCTGACTAGGGATAGCTTTCCTGCTGCGGGTATGGATACCCCGGTCTGGCCCGTGACTTTAAACGTGATAGCCGACGAAGTGTTGTTGAAAACAAAGTACATCTTTGTTTTAGTCGTGGGGACTGCCACACTGCCGCCGCCTGTGCCGTTGAGTTGGATGTAAATACTACGGGCTACTCCCGTTGTACCATCAGGGATGGTTAGCGTATCTGCTCCACCCGAGGCTGAATACGCTTGGTAGCCAAGGGACTGATCCACCATGTCGGTCAGGCTGGCGTTGACCGTGGTTCCCCATGTGCCCGACTCCGTTCCCTGTCCCGGCTTGACCAACGCAAGGTTGGTGGTGTAAGTTAAAGACATCCTAAACTCCTATGTTCAATCTACTTGCGTGGTGATGTTCGTCCAACCCGCATCCTGAGCATTGTTTATCTTACTCCAGTTTGCGTCTTCGCTGTTATCTATTAAGCTCCAGAATCGCAGACCAACATCACCAACTTTACCCATTGCCTGACAACCTGTGATGGCTATCAGACGATCCCCTATAACACTACCGACATTCCCTGTACTAGAAACCCCAGAGAGTTTTACAGAAACCCCGTATGTAACCGTACCGACTGAACCTGTAGCTTCTACGCCAGTAATTTCTGCTGGTATGACAAACTCAACTGTACCAACCGCGCCTGTAGCCCTTACCCCCGTTATCGCAACCGTTATGCCGGGGCTGGCAGTCCCTAAAAACCCAATGGCAAAGACATCATGCAGCGCAGGAAACAGGTCAGATGGAACTACCCCTGTGATATCCCCAATTGCAAAAACACCTGTTAACGCAACACTTATAACTGGGGCTACCGTTCCAACCGCACCAGACGCAACATCACTAGAGATGTCAGACTGACTGCCACCCCAACTATTACCTCCCCATGTACCTTCACCCCATGCGGTTGACATTAACTACAGCCAATAGGAAGATTAGATTGTTGCCAAACGGATCAGGCCAGTAGCTACAGCGTTTACAGGCATCGTCAATGTAAACGTACCCGCAGTTATGGTCTGACTACCAAACGTGTGAACGCTTACAGCTTTTAAACTGTTTGTAAAATTGTAAAGTAGTACCGCATTAAACGCTGTAGTCAATGTAACGGTGGTGTAAACCAAACTTGCCGAAGGCGTCCAGTAGGCTGTTCCTGCCGTTGCCGTTGAATTGGTGGACAGCGGAGAAGTTCCGTTTGTTACCGAAATACCGCCAGCAACATAACCCGTACCGGATACCTCACCAGTAACAGTGTAAACAGTAGTAGCCGCATCAACAGTAGCTGAAACCAGATACAACGCAGCCTTATAAGCGTTTCCAGTACCCGTGGTGAAGTTCTGGTTCCCCAACATGAGTTCACTCAGGAAAGAGGTACACATTGATTGCGTATTAGCCATGATAGTTCCTTAAAAAGAAGCCGCGACAGCGGACAAAACCATTGATTTCTTCAACCGGACATGAGCAGAACGATGAACAAGCTCCTCATCCATCCAATACTCAACCCACGTTGTAGTCTCATTGTCGTTATCTAGGGAGCCTTCCCGCATTTCCAGCAAGGAATCGTCCATATCACCTTTAGTTGTCGTTACGATCATGGAAGCCTTATCAGTGCAGTAGTAGAAGTGTTAGCAGGCATTGTTACTGTAAACGTGGTAGTCGAAGTCTTGTCAGCCCCGAAGTCTAGGATGGCAACGGCCTTGTTGCTCTTGGACGAATTGTAAATCAAAGCACCCCTAGCTATAAGGGTCGCAGTCCAGACTACATTGCTGAAGTTAACAAAGGCAGTCGTATCCGTAACGCTTACCGAGGTCGTTGTAGCAGCCCCGCCAGCCGTGTACCCCGTACCAACAACTTCCCCAGTCGCTGTGTAAACGGTGGTGGTTGCACTAAGGTCTGCACTAGCTGTATACAGCGCCACCTTGAAGGTGTCCGTATTGAAGTCATGGACGCCTTGCAGCAACTGCTGCTTGAAGCTGGTGGTTAGGGTCTGGGAGAGGCTCACGATACTGCCACTCTAACTTGTCCATCCCTGTAAGCATCCATGCGTTGCTTACCATCACCCAAGTTCTTGAGCAGGGAAATAGACTGTACATACCTGTCGCCGTACAGCTTAACCATATCCGGCTCACCCTTCATGTAAGTTATTGCTTCCAGCATGGTTCCGTTGAACAACGCAGAATCAAAGTTGTCCCCAAGCCATGTAGTGCTGGCAGAAACAATCGACTCTGGGTAGTAGTAATAATGGAGTTCTACAGAATATGCGGCATCTGGCGTTGGGCCAAGAATCAAGGACAACTCCGTAGTTACTGTTGACCCCGATATGGTAGGGCCAAAGATAGCGTAATACTTAGGCGATCCTGTGCTAGTAGGGATTGGGTACGCTTCACGGATGAAGTTTACATCCTTATTTAGTAGGAATGTGTATGCGCCAGTAGTCGGACTGATTACTGCTATAGAGTACGAAGACAAGAAATCATCGGGACAAGCTAAATACTTGTTGTTTGTAGCGGTAATACCTACAACATTCTTGCGAAGGTTTGCAATCTGAACAGAGTTGTATATGCGTTGCTCCGCCTGCTTGATGAACACATTCATCTGCGCTGTAGGGAACGTATTCTCCGTGTAATCGGAGACCGCAGCAACTAACTCTGTGTAGTTCACGCCATCGGCCCCCGTGCTATCCTGCCCTTGGTAGCTGCACCGTTACCGCGAGTCTCAATCCCACTGGTCTTGATAGGTTCACCCCCGGCAGATTTGCTGAAAGCACCAACGCTCATG